TGCCTCTGACTGCCCCCCCTACTGCCCCCCCTACTGCCCCCTCTGAAGAGAAACCCTCTAAGAAGGCAGCCAAACCCCCTCGTGAGCCCCGTGGTCCCACTACGAATCCCTGGATTCTCTTCACTGTCCGCGTGGAAGCTCTGATCCGCGCAAACGAAGAGAGTACTGGCGTCGATAAGGAGCACAAGATGCCTACTGTTCGAGTAAAGCAGTTCGCCTCTGATCTGAAAAGTCAGAAGCCCTACACTGACTGGACAGACGAGGACATCGTAGCGGCTCTGGATGGCTGGGAGCCACCTGCTGTCTCGAAGCAAGAGACACAGAAGCAGGCAGCTCCTGAAGGCACTTCTGAGAAGAAGCGCTCTGGTCCCAAGAAGGTGTCTGAGATGACGCCAGAGGAACTGGAGGCTCACAATCAGAAGCAGGCAGAGCGCAAGGCGAAGAAGGCGGCTGCTGCGGCTGCTGCGGCTGAGCCAGAGCCCGCGGCTCCTGCACCAGAGCCCGTGGCTGCCCCCGCTCCTACACCAGAGCCCGTGGCTGCCCCCGCTCCTGCACCAGCGCCCAAGAAGATCCAGATCAAACCCAAGCCCAAGGTTGTGGATCTGCGATTCTACTCTTGGACTCACGACGGCGAGGATTACTACACAAACGAGCGCGGAGATGTAGTGACGATGGACTTCGAGTGGGTGGGCCGCTTCAATGGCAGCAAGATCGACGCCAGCGTTCCTGAGCCAGCAGATCTGGCTGAGGCCGAGATGAAGGAGTAAGGAGGGTACAGTACAAACACAAGACAAAATACAAATACAATAACGGAAAAGCAGAGCGAGGTAAGCGCTCTCCTTTTTCATTGTCTGGCGGCTCAGCCCCTAAGAGGCACGCCGCTCCTTTTAAAATTGAAAGCCCTCCTCTTAGGAATACCGATCCCTAGGACTACAAGCAAGCAATCTTCAAAGCAATCTTCAAAGTAATGAGCAACCCAGCAACAATGGCATCTTCTACACCCAAACCCTGGTCCGTGGCTATCTTCGAACGTGAGCGCAGCCACCTCACGACATTTCTGAACGACCGCGTCGTTCCCCTTCTGGATGCGCGCGAGTGCCGCCGCATCCTTATTCGCGCCCCTGTAAAGTGTGGTAAGCGTGAGATGGCCGAGTATCTCGCCATCCGTGACCACCAGGCAGGCCCCGCAGCCCGTGTTCATGCGTTCATCTCGGCCTGGCACCGCACAGCCGACGAAATGCAGCGCGACGAACTCAGGCACCACAATCTCCGTGTATTCCCAGTGACAAAAGACAAGAACGCAAGGGAATGTCTGGAGTGGGTCCGAGAAAACGTAAAGTCTGGAAAGGAGGTTGTGCTCCACCTGGACGAGTGCGACTATGGCTCTGGCGAACACCAGAGTCTCTCGATCTTATATCGTGCAATCCGTGAGGACGAGCGCGTCTTCACAATCCTCTACAGTGCTACTCCCCAGGAAGTCCTCTTCTCTGGAGAGGTAGAAGAGGAAGAGCACGAAGATATGATCCAAGAGATTATGCAGGGGGAGCGAGTGGAATACACTCCTCCCCCTGGATACTGCGGGCCCGCCCGTTTCTTGGATGCAGGCCTCGTGTTCGAAGCCGAGCCCTTCTTCTATCCAGGCTCCTCTCGCGCCACTATCCGCTTGTCCGCCCAGGGCACTCAGATACTTAGCGACTTGAAAGCCGAGATCGCACGAGGATCAGCGCGCAACATCATCGTGCTCCGCCTCTCCTATAGCGAACTCACCCGCGGACAAGGGAAGGACAAGAACAACAAGGCAATCTACCAGTTCCTCCACGGTATCTCCTCTGTGCCCGAACTCGCCGACTGCAGCATCCTGATGGACAAGGGCGAGAAGGCAGAGATCGGGCGCGGCGCTCTTGCCGACAACATTAGTCTTCGCAACATCAACTGGTCGAAGAAGCAAGAGTGGATGCTCATGGCACGAGACAGACCCATCATTGTGGTGATTGATCAGACCTCCTCTCGTTCTACAGAGTGGGTCTGTCACGATCGCATCTTCGCGACGCACGACTACCGCAACAAGGTGACCTACTCTATTGTCTCTCAGGCTCAGGAGCGCGTAAATCACTACGAGCAGCGCTACGGGGGGTTCCAGCCTATCCGCGTATATGGCCATCGCAAGACATTCCTCCTCTCTGCAGGGCGCATCGACAGCGAGTACATGAAGGTCGATTGGGAGATTCGCAAAGTAGATCATCGGAGAATGGAGCGCGATGGTCTCGGTACGGGGCCCCTCTATGAGGTTCGGAGTACTGCCGGTAATCACGCCCTTCACCCTCGCTACCCTACCCCCCTGACGAAAGAGGCGGCTGATATTGCCCTACAGGGTCTCGGCTGTGCTGCCGAGATAGCCGTATCTGCACGCGTGAGAGGAGGAGTTCGCGAGCATCCCGTCTTTGGCGTGGAGTTCTATCCCTGCACAAAGGACGACTTCCCTGCTCTTATGAGCATTCTGAATACACGCGTGACAGGTCATCGTTTCCGCCTGAATCCGTTCGTGCGATCAGAGGAACAGGGGCTGGTCGATGGGAAGTATAAGGGATATCTCAGAGAGTGGCGCGTATTCGACTACGAGCAGGATATCCGCACTCAGCCTCGTTGGGGTAGTGGCTCACACCGCCTAACTATCTGCTATCGCGGAGGAGAGTTGGGCGTGGCTCTGCGCTATGATACTGGTCGAAGGGAGCAGGTGAATACTCTCGAGACATTCAAATCTATGTACGCCTCTGTATAAGTGGCACAAACCAAAACAATCAAAAAAAACTATAAGACGAAAGGGGCAAGAGAGCGAGGTAAGCGCGCTCTTGTCCTTTTTCATATGGGTCTAAGAAATTGACTGCTACAACCCTGTATCCACTAGGCATCCCACCTCTGCCGAAAATGCGAGTCGAATACGAGCAAACCTCCCTGAGCCGCCGTGCCGTGTCTGCCTACGGTGACGTGGATTATGAGTACGAAGGCGGCTTCACGTTTGAGGAGTTTATAGAGCAGCTGCAACAGCGCTGCCAAATATCGCGAGGAGACCGTTGCTATGACATTTCCTGGCACGAACCATCAGGGCGTGTCTTTATTCATGAGGTCAGTGCCGAGGGGTACAGCAACGAATACTTCCTCACGAGTCCTGGGGTAGAGCGTCTCACCTTGAGGAATGTGCTAGAGGCGCTTGAGCTCCGCCCAGACTGCGCCAAACTCGACTGGTCTATAGAGGAGGACGCGAACCTTGATAATCTACTGGATGCTCCAGTAGAGAGCGCGCCTCTCAATCAGCTCAGTATTTGCAATCAATAGGGACTCGGAATAGAGAATCGGATCAAAATTGAGGGGGTGCTGCCCACTCCTTTTTAGTTAGCAACACCTCTTATCTTACATACAGAGCCTTTAAAAATGGAGCACGCCCCAGTTATGATCGGCAACATCGATGAGTCAGGCTACCTGAAAGGATTTACTCGCAGAGGATTTACTCCTGAGAAGTCCCTCTTGGAGCTCGTGGCAAATACGATGGACGCCTTTGATAAGCTTGATAGGACTGGTGCTACATTGGCGGAAAAGAAGATAGTCTTCAGCGTAGGATCAGAGCGCACCCGCCTCATAGACAATGCATTCGGAATGAACAGAGTTGCGCTAGGCAATATGTTCTCGATGCACCGTGAGAATCACAGTGCGGATACGAGTCGTGGTGTTTCTGGAATAGGGGCGAAGCCGTCGATGTCAATCCTGAGTAGGAAGACTCACGTGGATCTCTATACGCGTGAGAGGGGGGCTGTGAGAGGATATCACGTCAGTATTCCCTGGGATCTCATCCACAACAGGGGTGTATATACGGGAATGATCTCTGTTACGGAAATGACGGAGGAGGAAACGGAGCAGTTCAATAAAGAGAGGGCTGAGAATGGAATGCTCTCTGCGGAGGGCGAGGCTCACGGGACTACGATTGTCTTTCGGACCAACCCACTCTTACGCGAGACGATCTGGAAGAACTTCGTGCCCATATCTGAGGGTGAAACAAACACTGAGAATGAAACAAATGCAGATATTGATGATCGCATTATGAATCCCCTTGATCGTATAGGTTGTGTATTTGGACGTGATACAGTTAATATCACGTGCAACGACTATGAACGGGGTAGGACGACACTACCCATGTACGACTACTTTGGGGGTGACCAGACCGAATACTACTACGGAATCTCCGAGGAAAATATCGAACATTGGTACTCTCCATCAACAAAGACTGACAGATTTATCTGGATAAATGATGGAAAACTAATGGAGATCGTAAAAGCTGGGCGCGGATATTCAAAACACGTTAGTGATATAGTGACGAATACTAACGGATATACACTCGTAGGAACATTTACTGTAAAGGTGGGCTTACGTCGTGATGCTCGTATCTTTGATGTGAATAATCCTAAAAGAATAACTGCAACAAAAATATATGCTGAATACAATGAGTTTCATATTGGAAAAAATAATGAGTTCCTAGGATCATATCGCCTTGTGCGTAATAGTCAAATAGTTGGCCTGATTCCTCCTTCAGAAAAGCTGACGAATGATAGAGGTAACCCAGAATCTAACTTCCGTATTAATATTATGCAGTGCGATGTGGAGTTTAATCCAGTGTCCAGGCAGAACGAGGAAGAGAATCATCAGGATCGTGTTATGAATATTCAGGAAAATAAGAATCAGCACAACGGCGATAGCTTACCTTTGAACTTTATAAGAGTTGTTGGGGATATTAAAGCTAAAAAGGCCAGATCTGTTTGGAGTATGATAGAGCCTTTAATGCCTCCTGTTCCAGTGGAACCTGTGGTACCTGTGGTGCGCGCGGAACCTGTGCCTCATGTTCTCGCTCTCTTGAGTCCTGCGGCTCCTGCGACCCAAGAGGCACCTGCGACTGCTGCGGCTCCTGCGGCTCCTGCGGCTCCTGCGGCTCCTGCGGCTCCTGCGGCTCCTGCGGCTCCTGCAGCCCAAGAGGCACCTGCGAGTTCAGAGGAAGAATATTCTGAAGAGGCATCTGAAGAGGCTGAGGCACCTGAGGCATCTGAGGCATCTGAGGCACCTGAGGCATCTGAGACGTCTGAAGCACCAGGGGAAGAGGCCCCACCGCCCCCACCAGCCGTTCCTCAAGATGTGAGACCCCACCGCAGAAGGGGTGTCTATGGCCACGAACTACAAGAACAGCTCGAGCGTCTGCAACGTATTATTACTGCCGATCAACTCTACGAAGATACATCTCTTATTACGCTGTACAATCATCTAATGCAGATTGAGTAGAGGGCAATCACGCACCAAAATTGACCGCATTCACGCCTTCCCTTTTTAGTATCACACTCTCTATATCGACACATCTAAGAGGCAAAAGCTAAGATGGCTCGCACTGCTAATGCTAAGAAGAAGGCGGCGCAGGCCTGGGGCAAGATGAAGGCACTGGAGGCGGCGACGACGGAAGGTAAGTATATGATTGCGCGCGTTGAGAAGGCACTCGGCTTCTGTCAATTCACGGCAAAGCTCGAGATGACAGACGGTAGTCTTCGAGATGTCACTGTTCTTGTGCGAGGCAAGTTCAAAGGCGGAAAAGGGAGTGCTACTTGTGTAGATCCAGGCTGCTTTGTAATGGTGGAGGGGGACATCTCACGTATTCTCGAGGTCGTCGGCGTGGTGAATCGTCAGAGTGATATGGAGCGTCTGCGCAAATCGGGCCGCGTGAGCAAGAAGCTCCTCGGTGAGCACGCGGACATTGATGACTTGTTTGATAGGAGCGAGGAGGAGTCGAAAGAGGAGGGTCACAAAACGAAGAAAAGGGAAGAGGGAGGTGAAACGGCAGCAGAGGAGTTGGTCGGCAGATACAGGCAGAAGGCAGAGGCAGGCAGCAAGTTGCGCGAGGGGATCGTCGATGTCACGCGCTCAAGAGTGGAGGTTGTAGTAACTGGTCTCGATGATGAGGAGGCCATTCGTGCGCGGCGTAGGGCGAAGAAGGCCAGTGCGACTGTAGAGATGGCAGCCATTCAGAGTAAGCCGGCCGAGGTCGGCCAACCGCAAGAGCTAGAGCATACCGCCCTCTCTCCACGCAAGACACCAAATAACTGGGATGACGACGAGATCGATATTGATGCAATCTAAATAGAGCGATGCACTCAACCACACCACAGCATTTTTACTCGGCACGCTCGACCCAAAAATTGATCTAATAGGGCTTAAAAGAGGTGGGTACGATGACAATCGAAGAGTTTGTAAATATTCTCGGTATAATAGTCTTCTTCTTGCGACTCATACTAGGAAACTGAAAATGCTGACATATCAAGAAAGCGTCACTATCTTGCCCTGGGCATTTCTCCTGTGGGCCGTGATTATGGGGATGATTCTGGTTATCTCGAATCGCTCACTCGAAGTCGATGAACTCGGTGAAGCCTTGAAGCGCTCGCACACATCTTTAAAGGAGAAGATAGAGGCAATACACATCGCCCCCCTGGAATCCGAGACAAGAAATGCCCTACTTCTTCTCTTGGATGAGCGGATCGAATCCCTCTGTGGTTCATACAATCAACTCACGAGTTATATCGCCGCGCACGACGCCCGCATATCCTACTTGGGTGTTCTGAAATGCACGGAAAAGGGGGCGCCTATTCCAAAGGAGTGGGGTATTGATGAGATTGCGCATGATCTTGAGAATGATAGCGTGGCCATTCGCAATATGAAGCTGGATCACTACATTGGTATTCTACAGACATCGCGAGAGCAGAACTGGGCCACATATGGTTGGATGGCCAGTCAGATCCAGAAGTATGCTGAGGCCAAGATGGATATCTTGGGTGTAGGACAAAAGGGGTCTGGTGCCCACGTAAAAGTAAAAGGGGAGTAAGGGGGGGAGTAAGGGGGGACAAAATTGATGTGGCACGCGGCCCCCATTTTTGGCATACTTCTCGCTCGAACTGATAAAGATGGCAAGCAGCTCTTGTAATCTCTTGGACGCACTCGCCGTGGAGGTGGGTCGCGCGCGTGTTCTAGAAATGGCAGAGGACTTCCTGAGAAGACATAGGGCCTACGATCACGCTATTTATTCTCCTCTCCTTCGCCCCCCAGGCCTCTCTCCTCTTACGATCCCCCCCTTTGACGATGAGAGCCAACTCTATGCCACGCCTCCTAGACGACCCAGGACGAGTTCTGGCCTACTCATGGCTCCTGCTCGGCCCAACTCTAGAGCGAAGATGGCTGACGAGGATGACGCAGCGCCATCTCCTATTCCCCGTCTAGAGCTCGAAGAGGGAGAACTGGAGGAACTCAACCTCATGACAGAGGATGATCTCACAGCGCGATTCCTACAAAACACACTGAATGATATTAGTCTTGCTGAGATGTATCCCAGTTCAACCACGTCGAAACTGGCTAGACTGAGTTACGAGAACTACAGCAGGCATTATGCAATATGTGCTCCTCTTAAACGCAGCAGTCTCACGCATCCAGATGATCTCTTGGGGCGTATTCAGCAAGTAGAGTATATGTATAACTAGAGGAAACTAGGACAAAATTGGGTCCGTGGGCTCCGTTGAATATTTTTACAGGACAGTTAGAGCGGACAAAATGGAGAGCACACGTACAGATCAGCTTACAGTGGAGATCGTGAATAATCTACGGGCAGCCCTGGATGCCCAGATATCGACAAATGAGAAGATGCGAGCTTCTTGGGAGGAAATAGCAAATAGGGCACACGAGTTGTCGAACGAGTTGGAGGACACCAAGCGCCAGTTGCGAAAGGCGAAACGGAAGTTGGCCAAGATGCAGGATGTCCTACTAGAGGAGGAATGTCAAGAGAGAGTGTGTTACGGGTCTATTAAAAATGTCTTGGCAGGAGGCGAGACTAGGCTGCGTAACACGGCAAATGTGCCCTCTTTCATCCCTCTTAATATCGAGAGTCCCAAGAGAACATACTAGCCTTGATTGAGTATGCATTGACTGAATATGGGTGGATTGAAACGAAATATTTTTTATGCGGGCAAAATTGATTTGACAATGTGGCTTAATGACCGGCATAAAATCCGGCTAGTTATATCTTGAAAATGGCAGCAGTAGTAGCTAATCTGACAAGTGTTCTGGAGACGATTAAGGATATGGAGGTACGCTTGGCGGCTCTGCGTGAGTTGGTGGGTGGAGCTGCGGTCTCTGGAGGCAAGAAGCGGCGCGTGAAGAGGGAGCGTGATCCGAATGCGCCCAAGAGGGAGGCGAATGTCTGGATTAAATTCACGCAAGTAGTTGATAGGGCTCTGAAGGAGGGAGGTGTGGCATTCAAGCGAGTGGCGGATTCCAAGAAGTTTGCCAAGCATCTGAAGAGCAAGAGGACGTATGAAGAGTGGGATGCAGCCAGTATTCTGGAGGAGCGCAAGAGTTGGGAGAGTTGGACAACAGTAGAAGAGCAGATTGCTCCCGCGGCTGCAGAGGCTCCCGTGGCTGCAGAGGCGGCCGCGACTGCTACAGAGGGCATCACCTCTGAAGAGAAGAAGAGAGGACGCAAGCCGATGACAGAGGAACAGAAGGCGGCGGCAAAGCTAGCGCGAGAGGCAAAGAAGGCGGCAGAGGCGGCTAACCCCACTCAATAAACATAATTGAAAGTAAAAAGTGACCCCTCCACTTTTTAGCAAAGACAATGGATCACACGGAACCCAAGACAAGGCGCGAGCTGAAAGGAAAGGGAGGGCGCCGCGAAGCCAACAGTCCCTACACACAGAAACACGTGCGTCAGTTGGAGGCCATTCTTGAAAAGCGGAAACTGCAAAAATTGGGCAAATAGTCACATAAAGAGTAACTAAGCCGCACAATCTAAATGAGCAGCAAAGGGGGGACTGTACTACCACGATACATTCAAGAGGTGGATACAGACCTCAGCGGGGCGAAGTTGAGTCGATTCAGTCTCGCTGTGCCAAAAAGGGGGCAGGGCAAAGGCCAGGCACCGCCTACAAATACCGACTATGTTGTCATCACAATCCCCTATAAAAAAATAGGTGCCCCCATATTCAGTCATAGTCCATCCCCTCTTACGCAAAAGGAGAGGTAGGCCCTGGCCGATTTTTTGCTCGGGCCTCTAGGAGTTGTTATTCCACTTCGCACCCCGCTTATTGTTGCGGGCCGCAGGTGGTGTAACGAACCCACTGGAGGAAATCGGATTCAGGAAGAATGCGTAGATCATAAAGTAGAAGTCGGAAAAGAGGAAGCAGAGAATGGCATAGACGAAGGCGAGAGCCGTGGGTGTCCCGATGTACATGTTGTACGTCCAGGAGAGCCACGCAGCCGCCGCGGCGGAGATAGCTGCAAAAAGGGTGACCACGATCAGTGTAAGTGTGGCCCCAGGAGTATAGGTGCCCTGGAATCCCTCACGGCGCACCTTCATTTCCACAGTGGCATCCTTCACGAGTTGGGGGATATCGCTGAGATACGCGGTGAGCAACATTCTCCTCTAAAGATGGGCTGCGAAATTGATGCGGCAGGGGGGTGCCAACGAAAGGTAGCTAAAAAGATGCAGACATCAGCGCAGATCAATCCAGCCTTTCGAGCCATGCTTGGTGCTCTTGTGGGGGACGCGGCGGGGGCCACTCTCGAGTTTATGGACGACTTCGACATAACTCCAGAGGTAGTGCGGCGTGCAATGACTATGCCAGGGGGAGGGGCTCACAACGTTGGTCCGGGACAAATAACCGATGACGGCGAGCTCACCCTTGCGGCCTGGCAGCACATATCACCGCACTTGGACGGCTACGGTATCCCACGGACCAACCTTGTGCGGGCCTATGCCGAGTGGATTCGTTCTCGCCCCTTTGACGTTGGCTGGACTTGTAAGAGGGCATTCATGATGGCTTCAAGGGCCGTGCTTGATCCTACCTCGAACGAACCCCTGATTCCTGAGGCGATGGAGGCCTTTGAAAAATGGGTCTTGGAGTGGAATATGGAGTCCGAGGCGAATGGTGCGCTGATGCGGGCGACTGCCTTGGCCACGTGGGCTAGTCTCTTGGATATGAAGATGCAGGGAGTCGATGAAGACATTGCCGAGACGGATGCGTTGCTCTCGCACCCGAGTGTAGCCTGCGTAGAAGTCAATAAGATATATGTGAAGGCCCTGTATCATCTCCTACAAGGAAAGCCCCCTAGCCACGTCCTCTTGATTCTCAAGGACTACGTGGCGAGTGAGCGCATAACATCTGAAAAGGTGAGACGCTGGTTCGAGTTCGATTCTCTTGATATTGAGGATCTCGACTGCACCGACTGCAGCGGCCACGTCCGCTATGCTTTCGCGATGGCAATGCATTTCCTGCGGCATCCCGAGGTGAGCTACGAGGATGCCATCTATAGAGTTCTCTTGAAAGGGGGCGACACGGACACGAACGCGTGTATTGTGGGGGGTCTCGTGGGCTGCTATCAGCCCATACCCGAATATATGCTCCGCCCCGTGCTCGAGTTCGACTGCACTAAAGGGGGGAGGATTCGGCCAGAGTACTACAGTGTCAAGCGGATTCTTGCTGCGTATAAATCTCGAGAGGAAGAGTAGAAGGGATGTCAAGGACCGGTTCGACCTCGTCAAGGTCCTCGTCGGCCTCAAAGTCCGACGAATCCGTTTTTCCATCCGAAGAAATACCCAAGCTAAACGCCGATTTCGTTGCAGCGGGCTCATATGGCTGTGTAGTGAAGCCAGCACTTCCTAATGTGAATGTGGAGGGAAACGATCCGAGCTGGAAATATTATGATGGGAATGTGACTAAGCTATACACTAACAAGGATCATCTAAAAAAGGCTATAAAAGACGCGAAGCGTATTTACAAAATGACAGATAATGACGGGCATTTAGTACATCCCTACAAGTTTGAAGCCTATAAAGGGAAGCATCTGAAGCCGGCCACACTCAAGGCCTGCAAATATATTCCTGCCAATAAATTTATGAATCCGCTGCGTATGCCCAATCTCGGCTACAGTATTCACGATCTTAAAAGGGGGAGGCATGAGGAACTGGCTGTCATGAGAAAGATCCCTGCATCCGTCATATTCAAACAGATTCTCAAATGTTTGAAGCAAGTTGAGAGATTTCACGCAAAGGGGTACATTCACGGTGACCTGCGCACAACGAACATTATGGTTGATCCTAGCACAGGAGCCATAACTATCATAGACTTTGACTGGTTCAGCCGCACGGATGATTTTTTTCATAACTATATGCATAATCTTGGATATTATAATAATCCACCTGAGTGTTTGCTGCCCCAAATCTTCACTTGGATACCAGAGGGGAAAAGTATTGAAGCGTATATAAAGGAGATCCTGGCCACTGAGGTGTCAAGCTCAACGCCACGAGAAATAAGGAAGTTTGTAAGTGTATTTCAAACATATGTACAACAGACGACATCTATGCACGAGTACAGACTGAATCCAAAGTTCGCTATAAATGAAAAGGCACTAGTAAATAGTTTAGTAAAATCCGCTGATTTTATTACTGAAAAGATAGGCAGCAGCAGCAATAAATATAAAACTTTTTATAAACTTGTGGAGCCAAGCTTTGATTCATATGGCCTCTGTTTTTCCTTGTTGGAACTTATATATCTTATATATCCCAGAGTGTTCGAAGAGAAAACAAAGGAGAGCATAGAAAGGTTTGCGCGTGCTACATCAATGGCGATGCCAGTGGCCGATGTGGCGTTTGATACGCTGCAAGAGTTCATTAAAGATGTACTCGTGCCGTGCACTAGTTTGACGCTACAGGACCGACTTCCTATAGGGGGAGCGTATGAGAAGGCGAAGAGCATTTTCGACAAGTTCGATTCTGAGGTTGGTACGGTGATGGGGGCGCTAACCAGAACTAAATCGCGTTCGCGCTCTCCTGCTTCGCGCTCACGTGCTCGCCCCCCAGGATTCGGTTCTCCTCGTCCTACAAAGAGGGCAAAGAAGAACCAGGCAGGCGGTGCAAAACGGGCCAGTGCCGCCTTTACTCGCCGGCGGGCTTAGGCGCCCCTGCTGCAGCAGCCACGGCCGCAGTGACGAGCTCCTCTAGAATAGACATCTTCGCCTGGAAGACCCACTTCTCCCACTTGAGCCCCTCGAGGGCGTCATCCGCCGATCGCAGCCACTCGCTATATGCATCGTCATTCTGCAGGAGCCACGCTCCCTGTATCTCCTTTATAGTGGCCCCGTCGCGCAGGACTTCAGATGCCCCGTGCCAACAGAAGAAGGAGCGGAGTCCGAAGATGAAGAGGCTAATATCCATCGTGCCCTGGCACTCCGCCTCGAGTGCGCGTGTGTAGGCCAGCAGCATCTCCTTTACAGAACCTTTCTGTATCGACATATCCGTAAAACTTGCATATATTGTTCGAATACCTGCAAATGTTACGTCCATCTTGGGGTCGATACGCCTTCTGCTTAGGCCCGCCGTTTTCGCGTGGCCCTGGCCCTGGCCCTGGCCCTCTCGGCAAATATCTTGGCAAACTTGTTGGTCGAGTAGCCGTACTGGAAAAGCATCGACTCCCCAGGAATCTTCACCTTCTTATGGAGTTCCGGGTCCGTTATGCCACCCCAATGACGCGGGTAGAAATAGCGCATTGGATACACATGCACATCCGGGTGGGCTGACTTCAACTTATGATAGATTCGTGTGACATAGAGTGGTCCCACACAGCGCCAGGCCTGCTTGCCGGCCTCTGCGCGGGCATTTGCATTGAGGCCATCTAGAAGCGCCCTCATAAAAGGATGCTCGGGCACAGCTCCGATAATGCTATTTGCAACCATTCGCTTCTCGCGGGCAATCTGGGGGTCCAGGCGTCCCAGTTTTCGTGTGCGTGCTGCCGGCAAGTTCTCCCAGCCGAAAAACACGGATGCACGATTGTCATCGAGGAACCGCGCGAACTTGGCGGGCTTCAGAACCACACAATCGGCGTCGATATAGACCCCTCCCTCTCTTAAGAGAACAAGCTTGCGAATGAGATCTGCGCGACCAGCCAGCTCATCTTTAAAGGATGCATAGAGCGCCTTGAAGCCAGGAATATCAGCCGAAGCACCGGCCACGAGCGGTTTCACTTTGGCATCCGTCCAGAGTGTATATTTGTAGGCGTATTTGTCGGCAAACTCGCGGACGCTATCCATCCACTCCTCGGGACGTGGGTTCTTGCCGAGCCATATTTGATGTATATGTCGCGGAATCGGGTTTTCTGTGGGACGGACCATCCCCCTTTCTTGATTAAACGCAAGATATTCGCCCTGGGCCTGCGGCCTGCGCCAACCTGGCTAAAGGCCCAAAATGCTTATTTTGATAGTCGACGGTAGATGGTGGCCGCCCTCTTACGTGTGGTCCATAGCGGCGTACAAGACAGTCGGCTGCTTCCCTTTAAAGGACAGCCCAACATCAACTTCTTCGTGAAAGCCTTCATTCGTGCAGGACGCTTCACAACACAATGGGTTCGTCTCGACTTTGACACCCGACCCAACTTTGGAACAACGGCGACGATCACTCTTCCTCCAAAGGGTCAGCTCATTTCTAGGCTGTATCTTGTGAATACAATGCCCGATATTGGGTCATCCCAGGCCGCCGCCCGTGCCTGGTGCGAGGCGAATGACCGCACCTTTGCCGGCCCCGTATTTGGCTGGACGAACTCGGTTGCCCACGCCACCCTCAATCAGGCCACGATTGAAATAGGAGGTACGCGTGTGGAACAAATAGACGGCCGCCTACTCGAAGTTATGGACGAGTTCTACACGCCCCTGGAAAAGGTGAGTCTCATGGATCGTCTTCTGCCCCGGGACTCGACGAACTTCGTTCCTGGCCGCTTCGGCAGAGATTCAGTGACGCGCACAGTCTGCCCCCTTCCTTTCTGGTTTAGCCTCGGCGACGCGGGAACCTTCTTGCCCATCGACGCCCTCTACGCGGACCCGGTGCGCCTTCGCATCGGCTACGCCACCCTCAATACCCTCTATGTGAGCAGCGCACAGAGAAAACTGGGTGGATCGAGCTCGAACGGCGGGGCAGGTGGTGGCGGTGGCGGAGGCGGAGGCGGAGGCAGCGAAACAGGGGGGACAGGCGCGTGTCCTCCCACTGTACAGCAGGCGGTTCCAGCGGGAACCACGGCGGCTGCAGGTTTCACTCCTCCAGGCGGCGAGGCCTACTTCCCCCTTGCGAACTCCCCCTTCTATTACGACGACCCCTCTGGTGTTCTTATTGCCGGCCTAGACGGAAATCCTGATGAGACCCGCCGTGTGAGTGTCATTCCTGGGATTCAGATGCCTGGCACGAAGGACCTTGTGCTCGGCGACACATATCTTATGGCCGAATATATCTATCTTGATGCACCTGAGGCCAATCGCTTCCGCCTCGCTGATATACAGGTCCCTGTGACTCAGCACTACGCGTTTGATGCAGTTGATACGAAGCAGACTCGAGAGGTGAGTTGCTACTTGAAAGTACCGAATCCCACGCGCAACCTCTTCTTCTATCTTCAAAGGGTGGAGACGACGGCCTATAATGCCCCATTCCTTGCCACACGCGACCTCTCAGGTGTCGATGCCCCTATTGCGCCCTGGTGGCCGAATGCGTCCCGTATCTTGCCGCAGGTCTATGAGGAGCTCGTACCAGGCTATACGTTTCGCAACTCGGAGCCTGTGCGTGCGCTGGCCCTCATCTATGAAGGGAAACTCTTTCGATATTCGACGACGGCGCCGAGCATCTTCCGCTCCCTCTTGCCAGCACTAGAGCAGCGCAAGGCCCCGTGGATCCATCGCTATTATTACAATATCCCTTTTGGACTTCACTCGGGTCATTTCCCTCCAAGTCTCCCAGTAGGAGAAGCCAATCTTGACAAGATTGTAAATATCAATCTGCACCTCGATCTGCAGCCCTACGCGGGCTCTGCCGATCCAACTGCAGTACCTCGATACCTCGTGTATATCTGGGCGGAGACCTACAATGTCTTCCGCGTGTATGGTGGGCGCGGTGGTATGATGTTCGCCTACTAGTCGTCGCCTTAATAGGGGATAATCCAGTCACCGTTTGCGAGCATAGACTGCCGCTTCGTCTCGCCAACACGCCAGTTGTAGTGGAGTATGAACGTGCTCCCCTTTTGAGCTGTGTCTTTTCCGTAGAGGCTAGCGAACTGTCCGTTGGGATATTTGTCTCGGGGCAGAGTCTGAAAAGGGATGGCGAGTTCGCGCAGGCGATGATTGACGAACACCTGATCCTCGGGGCACTGGCGCCAAAGAGGGCCCTGTCCAGCAACTTGAAAGAGGGGGGCGGGGACGTCGGCTCGGCGCCAGGCAATGAATCCCGTGCAGGCGTTGGGACAAGGGGCGCCAGAGCAATCGGCGCGGCTCTGCTCGTCGCACTGGAGGAGGATAGGAGCGGCGGATTCGGCCGCGAGTCGCTGAACAAGATCAGGCAGGAAATCGGCATAGACAGCAATGTCGCCGTCCATATAGACAATGTAGTCGGCCTCGCTGGCGCAGAGTTCGGCGAGCAGTTCGAGTTTTTTGAGATTGAGTTGCTGAAAAGCACGACAACCGAATGGAGTTATCTTGGGCTGACTATCAGGCAAAGGTGAATCCATAAGAAGGCAGGGAATACTCTCTTGCCGAAAGAAGCGGTAGGAGGCCTTGTCCGTACAGACAATGCAGAGCTTCCAGGGGACACCTGCCTTCTGGAGGAGGCGTACGAGATTGAGAGTGAGAAACTTGTAGCCGTTGCTGGTGAGCGTACAGACGATGGCCTTATCAGGTGTTATGAACTGCCCAATAGAGAGCATAAGAGCCTTCTAGTGGTGGTGGTCTTTTGGCAGTGCTTGCTTTTACGAATCCCTCATATACTGCTTACAAAGCTCCTTGTCATTATTGTTCTTTTCGAGGCACTGCACATATTCCTTTACTTCGGGAGGGACAGGGGCAGTAGGGGGGGCAGCCGCCGGCTTAGGGTCGCTGCGGAAGATATTCATTGCTATGGAGTTGCCCATGCCAAAGCCGAAGCCGTGTTTCATAGAAGAGAAGAGACTGGGAGCTTCGGGAGCTGGGGCTGAGGGCGCCAAAGGCATCGGAGGCGGTGGCCTTAAAGGTGGGAGGGTCACAGGAGCACGAGGAGTTGGAGTGATTCTCTTAAAAGTTGGGCTTGAGCTCCTAGAACTTGATCCTCTAGAACGGGGCATTTCTACTATACAAGGACAATCTGTCCATTTATGTGGTCTATGTTCCCTCTGGCGTCTCGTTTGAAAGGGTGAGGGGCTCGGGCTCTGGCTGGGGCTCCACTCTAACCAACGTGCCGATTTGTGCGCTTAAGAGGGGGGATGGTGTGCCTCCGCTCCCTCTCCCTTTCAAGCGAGGGCTGGCATTCGGGCTTGCCCCTGGCCGCGAAGATCCGAACTGGGGTGACTTGGGCGGCTTCGCTGTCTGAAAAGGGAACTTCTTTGCATACGGATCGCCCTTGAATGCCTGGAATACTCCTGGGAACTTCACGGGACTTCCGAAGATATGAGCGGCCCTGAGGGTCGATGGGTCCTCTCGACGCATCTGAATGCTGCCGCTCTGCTTCACCTGTGCCTCCATCTCGGAATCATCAAGAAATCGGCTCATCCTTTACAGTGGGGGCCGAACTTTCGGCGCGAGGGCGCGACGCGAAATTGCCTGGGGGCGCAAGATAAAAAGGGGGTATAGGAATCACAGACAAAAATGCCGAAATACTCTCTTCTCATCGTGGAGTCCCCCGCAAAGTGCTCGAAGATCCAGGGGTTCCTCGGACCCGGATGGCGCGTCATTGCCACAATGGGCCACATTCGAGCTCTAGAGGAAGATCTGGATGCCGTTGGACTGGGGCGAGACTTTGAACCGCGCTTCGCCTTTCTCAAGGAAAAGGGGAAGGCCATAAGCGGCCTAAAGCAGGCGGCCTCGGAGGCGGCCAATATCTATTTGGCCTCTGACGATGATCGTGAGGGAGAGGCCATCTCCTATTCAGTTGCCCTATTACTCAAGCTCGACCCCGCCACGACTCCGCGCGCCGTCTTTCGCGAAATCACTGCGGGAGCTGTGCGAGCGGCTGTGGATGCCCCGCGGCGCATCGATATGGCACGAGTGTGGGCACAGCAGGCGCGGGCCGTGCTCGATATGATGGTGGGCTTCACTATCTCGCCACTCCTCTGGAAACACGTGGGGCAAGGGCTATCTGCAGGACGCTGTCAGACGCCGGCGTTGCGCCTCTTGTGCGACAGAGAGCGCGAGATCCGCGAGTTCAGGGCTGAGAGCTCGTGGCGTGTGAGCGGCGCCTGGGTCGGTCCCACCACACAGTTCGAGGGAGCCTTAGTCGATGAACTCGAGGACGAAGAGTCAGCGCGCAACTACCTCGAGAACATTCACGGTGACGCTGGGGGTACTGTAAAGGAGGCGGCGACGAGACCCACGACGGAGGCACCGCCGAAACCGCTGATCACATCGACTCTGCAGCAGGAGGTCTCAGCTGGCATTGGGATTCAGCCGAAGAATACGATGCGCATTGCTCAGAGACTCTATGAGGCGGGGCATATCACATATATGCGGACGGATTGTGCTGTTCTCTCTGAAGAGGCGAGGGGGGCTGCAGAGGAGTGGGTACGAGGAACACTGGGGGCGGAGTATGTGGGTGCTGCGGCGGCCCCTGCAGCCAAGAAGACCGCGGCGCCGGCGCCCAAGAAAAAGGAGGGGGCTGCACCCACTCCACAAGCACAGGAGGCCCACGAGGCGATCAGGCCCACCCATTTCAACACGGTGGATCTCCCTGGCGACGAGGACTGGAATGCGGCCGATCGCAGAATCTACAAGCTCATCTGGCAGCGCGCTGTTCAGTCCGTTATGGCCCCCGTAAGAGGGGAGCAGCGCACGATTGAGTTTGTGGCTGATGGGGATCCTGCTGAGTTCGCCTGGCGCGCCCAGTGGCGTCGCACTCTCTTTGCAGGGTGGAAGAAGATCGGTGAAAAGACAGTGACGGACCTCGACGCCCACGACGACGACGCGGGGGGCGGCGGGCTCACAGCAGATTCCGCGGCGGCTGCGTGGGCGGCGGCAACGGCGATTGACGTAGGCACACGGCTCAAGTGGCGCATCCTAGAGGCCGCTCCGCACGAGACGAGGGCCCCAGCACGCTATACGGAAGCCACTCTTGTGCGTGAGCTGGAAAAGAAGGGTATTGGACGTCCTAGTACATTTGCACAGTTAGTAGGGACTATAATGGATAAGGCCTATGCTGAAAAGAGAGATACGCCGGCGCGCGAAGTAACAGTGCCACGTCTCCGCCTGGAGCGCGTAGGGTTCTGGCCTCCAACGGAGCTCGCCGAAAAGAAGAAGGTGGGTGCTGAGCGACAGAAGTTGGCACCTACTGCGCTCGGTGTCTCTGTTATTGAGTTTCTCGAGCGCGAGTTCGGCCGGCTCTTTGCCTATGAATTCACGGCACAGATGGAGGCGCGGCTGGACAAAATAGCGGAGGGGACAGAGCAGTGGAAGGCACTCTGTAGGGATACGTGGGACTCTTACAGGGAGCGGTATGAGCAACTGAAAAGGGGAGGAGGGATCGCAGAGGCGGCTGGGACGGCGCGCGAGCGCTACTTTGCAGGGGGGATCAAGGCAGTGCAGACTAAGAAAGGCCCACTTCTCTTGCGTGAGGCGGCCGCGGGCACGGGCACGGGCACGGGCACGGGCACGGGCAAAAAGGGGGAGCCGGTCACATTCTACGGGTGGCCAGAAGGGGGGGTGGCGTTCGGATCTATTACGGAGGAGCAAGTGGCAGCCCACGTAGCAGCACGAGAGGCGTCGGCAACTGGAGAGGTTGTAGGTCGATACGAAGGAGCTGAGATGATCAAAAAGAAGGGTCCATTCGGCTTCTATGTAGAGTGTGCTGACGTGAAAGTGCCGTGGAAGCCCGAAGACACAGAGGTCACTTTATCTGAGAAGATTCGAGCAAAGACCACGGCAGGCTCAGCGCTGCATACGCTCGGCCCTTTCGAGTTCAGGAGCGGTCCCTACGGAGTGTATTTCTTCAAGAAGGATGTCGTTGGAAAAGGGCGAAAGTTCGTGGGATTAGCGAGCGGAGTTGATCCAAAGGCGCTGACCTTGGAGGCGGCGACGAAGCTATTCCAAGACGGCCTGCAGGCAAAGGCGCGTGGGGCGGCGTTTAGTAGGGGTGGAGGGGCAGGAGGCAGGGGACGTGGTCGTGGGAGAAACTAGATTCTAACCACTATATAAGATGGTACCCCCGTTGGACTTACGGCGGATTCCAGCCTATGTAATCAACTTGAAAGAGAGACCCGATCGCTGGAAGAGATTCACCGATCAACCCGCCGTGCATGGCCTCCGTCGTCTGCGTCGGCTGCACGCGGTAAATGGGAAAGGACTTCGTTGGCGCACAGACAAGCGCATATCACTCCACACCAAGCTCAATATTTTTCGTAACTACCGTCGCTCTCATTACGAGATCGCCACACTCGGTGCAGTGGGATCCTCTCTGAGCCACATTGCAGCCTGGCGCAAGTTCGTGGCAAGTGGTGCGCCTGTTTGTCTTGTGCTGGAGGACGACGCCATCCTTACGGAGGATCAAGTGAAAAAAGTAGAGGAACTCTCGGCCAACGCCCCAACAGATTGGGCTATATGGCTCCTCGGCTTGTACAAGCCGAACACTATCTTTCAAGATATAGAGGGCACGGGCTGGCGCCAAATCCACAGCTTCACAGCTGCCCACGCCTATCTCTTGCGTCGTGAGGCAGCACTGAAGCTCCTCGAAGAGCCATTCCCTATTGAGACACACATCGAGTACTACATAACAGGCAGTGCTACTTTAAAGGAGTTCAAGGTCGTAGAGCACCCTGACATCCATATTGAGTTTTTCCGCAAGGAACGTGATAAGCCACGTGTGTATGACTCGAATACGTCGCAGCACAAGAAGGGGGGTTGCCCAACGTGCAACATCCCTGATGATTACAAACAGTTTTATAGGGGAGCTACAAGGCGCAAAAAGAGTGAGGGTATGCAGGTGAATGGGCTAGTTGAAACGGGCCAACAAGGCGGAACGATTCGAATGCTGCGAAGCGCCGCCAACACGCGTAAAAATCGCCGCAACGAATAAATGCCTGGTAGTGCTGGCTCTACGAATTCGAGTCCAACAGGGAGCCGAAGAGGAAGTGTAGGTTCCGCCACACCCCCCTCCAAGGCAACTGATGTATCTGGTGTTGTAGCTAGGAAGTTTATGAATGGCTGGACGAAGGAGCAGGATACTCTTATGGCAGAGTGGGCCGACATTGCCGGCTGCTATCGCTGGCTCCACGACCGTTCGCACAAGATCTATTCCAAATACAATATGTCGATGACGATTCCCGTGATTATCCTCTCGACGCTCACTGGAACGGCCAACTTTGCGATTGACTCGTTTGTGCCTCAGGGGAGTACCGAAACCAAGAAGTATGTAGCCGCGGGCATTGGTGGTCTCTCCATTTTTGCAGGGATCCTGACCACTCTCGGCAACTTCTTCCAGTTCGCCCAGAAATCCGAGGCGCACAAGGTTGCCAGTGTTGCCTGGGGAAAGTTCCAGCGCCAAATCACAGTCGAGCTCGCCATACATCCAGACGAGCGCATTGAGGCTATGGATTTCTTGAAAATGTGTCGCCAGGACCTGGACCGCCTCATTGAGCAGTCACCTGCTGTACCAGATATGGTAATAGCTGCGTTTGAAACAGAGTTCAAGACAGTGCCCAATCTGAAAGTTCCCGACATTTGCCACGGGATAGAGCATACTCGTATTTATGATACGAACAACACCCGACTTGGTAAGATAACGGCTGAAGCCGCGCTCCACTTGAAATACAAGAAGAATGCGCTGGCGAACAGTATCTTGCCAGACCTCGATAAGAAGATTGAGCAGGAACTCTCCACTCGTATTGAAGAACGCATCAAGACAATCATTGCGACGACGACGCCTCCTCCAGAGAGGGCCAAGTCGCCTGGGGGGTCACTACCACCTCCTGCCGCAGCTACAATACCTGTGGAAACTGACTGGCGTCGTCTCTTGGTGAGCAGGCGCAATATACTTCAGGGGGGCTCCGAAGCAGTGCCACCTCCTACGAGGGCGCTATCCCCGCTTTCCCCCAAGAAACTAGAGCAAACTCCTGCCTTTGGAGCTGCAGTAAGGCCGGCAGACGTAGTACCCTCTATAGCCCTGGCCGAACCCGCTACAAAGCTGGCAACCTCTCCTGAAGAGGTGCGTATAAACATCGTGGGTCAAAAAAATGAAATCATTGACTCGGAGCCTACGCAGGAGATATCCCCGCCGTCTTAAGGCAGAAGAGATATTCTTCAGTCTCAGTACCTTCGTTGTACTCATAGGCCTTGAATCGCTTATGAGGCCGTGTCACAACTGACACGGTCCCATACGCGGCCAGAATCGCGGTCATTTCCTCTCTTGAGAGGAGGCTTTCATTACTGTAAGATACAAAGATCCAGGGAACTTCGCGCAGCTCGCCTATCAAGTCTCGAAAGGCGTCGGCGACTTCACGCTTTCGGCAGAAAGGAGAGACGAAACAGTCGGCTGGAATCCCCGTTTTTCCATGCACGGCGGCGCTGGAGGCAGCCTCCGCCGGCGTCAGCGCGATTGCATTCAAGACAAAGTAGTTCTTCGAATACTGCCGTTCATTATAGGGCGGGTCCAGGTAGGCTGCCTCTACAGTTGCACGCAGACTTCCCGCAATGGCCCTCGCGTCGTAGAGAAGGGCGCGGGAGTCTGGGTGGGCTGCGGTAGAAATCCGATGGACTGGTCGGAGGTCCAGTTGGCGAGCCGCAGTTTTCTTGAATGATTTGAGGTAGCATCCGTAGGTGGAGGCAACGTTGGCGACGGAGTCTGCGGAGGTGAGGAGGCTTGCAAGAAGGAAGGTAAAGTCCGCGTGGGTAATGACGGGTCTGATCTCTTCGAGGCGGCGGCGAAGATAGTCGATACGGCGGGCATTTTCCACTGTAAAGTACATTCGCTCCGAGTTCTCGAAAGGGGAATACGTGCGTGTTATGTGGCCTGGAGGGGTGGTATTATGATAGCCGCCGGTAAGTTCAGCACGAAGGACATCGATAATAGCAGCCACAGCGCCTGTATAGGAGGAGCTGACAAAGGCGGAGGTAATGATGTGGCTGTAGGGTTCCACGTCATTTGCTACGGGGATGGCGCCGCGAATGCGAAAGAAGTAGGAGACAATGCCGGTGCCTGCAAAGAGATCGGCGATGCGATGACCGGCGAGAAAGGACCAGCCGGTGGCCGCGAGAATCTGGGACTCGAGCCATTCCAAGAGCTGGTACTTGGACCCGATATAGTTCAGTCTCGATGGCTGTCCTTCCATTTTGGGGGGGCGAGGCTGAGGCTTGTTAGAGAGGGAAGGAGGAGGCGGCCTTTGACAATTTTAGAGGGGGCGGCGGGGCCCGACTAATCCTCAAACATCGGATTCGCCAACCCGTTCTCGTAGCGCATCCAGTTAATCCCTATACAGAACACCTTCACTTCCCAGGCCCCGTCGAGAATCCCCCCAGGAGGACGCACATCTAGCACGAGTCGCAGGGAGTTGAGACGGCTCGCATTCAGACTTCCGCTCGGCTGGTGCTCTCCAGGATAGCGCGCAAAAGGATAGCCATAAATGAAGTTGGCATACGCGGCGTAGCCCCCTTTATGATGCTGTGCAATGAGCTGGCGGAAATACTGCTCCTCGGCCTCACAGAGGACAACGCCATTCGCCTGTATAGCCGCCCGCTGAACGAGGGGTTGGGCCGCGCGCAGGGGATCCCACTCGGCCTCCAGCGACGCCGTGTAGTTCGTCCAGGCATTATTGTCTGCCACCCCCTTGCGCCGAACGAACCAGATGATCTCCTCTAGAGGATGATTGGCCTCCAGGGGGAGCTGCACGGTAATCGTATCAGTTGCTGCGCGCTTTCCTGTAGCGTACTTGAGCGGCTCGTCGAATGCGAATGTCTGCACTTCGCGATAGGGGGTCTCGAACGGGTCATACAACATACGACGACGGAACTCGCCATCGGTCACGGCTCCATAGGTGAGCAGCTGGAGCGACTCAAAAGCTGGAGGGGCTAGCGCAGTAGTAACGACACGAGGATCAGGTGGCTGTTGGGAATCGAATGCAGTAGTAATGCCGATGGGGACTGAACTACAGCTGTCGCGAAAGCCACGGAGTTGTCGAACGCACTCTTCAAAGGGGCGCAGGGTTACGTGAAGACGCACCAGGCCTTCACGAATGGCGATCATTGGCAGGGCGGCCTGGTAGCGAGTACGCATAAAAAAGAGGGGCAAGATGCAGTTCAGCACGCCATTTTCAGTAGGAAAGAGGCGGGGTTGTGTCTGCGCCAAGAGGCGTGAAGTGGAAATACGGCCGAGGTGGTCGTAACTCACAGGGATCTGCGTGTTGAAGTCGGCGAAGAGGAGGCTGAACACATTGATGAAGTCGCCGTCAATAGTCTCGATGGTTCGTCCGTCGATTTCGAGCTCGGCCTCCTTGATAATAGCGGAGCCGAGGGCATTTGCGTATTCCCAGGAGGTCGCGGGGTCTTGATAGTTGAGTAGCCCACCTGCATAGAGGAGTTGTGACTCTGAGTCCAGCCAGTGTCCGAGGCGAATCTGAAGGACTGCCCCGAAGAGGAGGTCGCCCACGAGAAGAGAACCGATGTCGAAGGAGAACCGCTGCCCAAATGCCGCGGGGCCGCGGTAGGCGAGTTCTTGTACAAGAGGTGTGAAGGGGAGTGTGCGGCGTTCCGTGTCGCGCGTGAACCACGTGGTGTCCGTTTTCAGAGGGAACAGGTCATTCTCTTGGAGGTCACGATTCGTGAGGTCCAAGAGAGTTTTAATAGTTCCTATGGGGCGTTTTGATCCGTCGGCAAACGACATTTCTCTGTAGAGTAGGCAGCATCTTTTCTTAGGTGCGTCTGCGACGGCTGCTGCGGCTGCGGCCGCGGTTGCGGCGTTTCCGTGTCTTCTCCCTTTTTGAGACGGCCATCTCCTTTGTAGGAGCACCAAATGGCTTGGCTTCATGGGCATACATATATACAGGCTCCTTTCCACGCCGACGCCGACTCTTTTGACGAGCAGCAAGATTGCGTTGCTTGGCCTGCGCACGCAATGTAGCGGGACTTGGTACATTGGGTATTACCATTAGTTCGGGGGCAGCATTTGGCACAGAGTTCTGCTCTATAATCGGCTCAAGATTCGCAGCAGCAACTGCTGCATACTCCTCTGGATGTTCCGCGCGATATGTGTTTTCCATCGCGCGAAAATAGTTGAGCGTGGCCTTCCCTTGTGCATTGTAGTTGGCCGCCCGCTCGGCCGCCCGCCGCGTGTGTGCCTTTTTCCCGTACTTCAAAACATTGCGCACACGATTCTTCAGACTCACTGGCTGACCGACATTCTCAAATGCATAGGCTCCAATAATGTCCTCCACATTTTCTGGAATCCCCTTTTGTGCAAAGGGATCCCGTGCAGCTAGGCGAAGGGCGTATGCAGTGGAAATATTTCCTTTAGAGGGGGCATATTCATCATCCAACCAGGACATCTCTATTGAGTGCTCAGATTAGCCTAGGCGAAGGCGGGGGCGGGGTCGCCCACCCTAGTTCCCGTACTTGAGATATCCGCGATCCTTCTCAATAGTATAGAGTGCCCAGGAATCGACCACAGCCGTCAGCTCAGTGCTCGGTTTTCCGAGAAGACTGTCTGGGGGCACGCCTACCAGCTCCGTATAAAGTGTCGGTCGGTCAGCAGTGCTGAAATTCACGGACCCTTCGGGCTGTCGTTCTGAAAAGGGGGGGAGGCGCTGGCCCGTACGCACGGAGCCGAGATCCCAGTTCATCTCTCCTATCCCTGGACCGGGGTCGCGATCCTCTTTTGCGTGATGTGTAAGGGTGTTCCAGATGAGTGGAGAGAAGAGGGTCTCACGATCACGCCCTGCAATAATGAGAGACTGATTCGCATAGTACTCTTGACCGGATACGTCAGCCACTATTTTCCAGCGGCGGCCTGCGCGAAGATCGTCATGACTCCGAGAGAACCAGAAGAGGCGACTGGCAGGATGACGGGCATCCAGTCTATTGGTAACGGAGGCGGTGGCAAGGCGCTCTAGAGGCGCATAGTCCAGTGGGCCGAAGGTGAAGGTATTTTCATAGAGACGCGGAAAGGGGATCTCAAGGGGAGTGGAGCGAAGGGCCAACTGTGTGTCGCCGTCTGTATAGATGTGCCTCGTTTCGAGCTGCAGTTGGGGCGAGGCGATGGCCGTGCGTGTGAGAGGGGCAAATGTCCGAGGAGGGCTCGTGGCCGCAGTGAAACTCGGGACGAGCCAGGGGGCAGGTCGTGCGCTCGGGGGCGAGGCGACTTCGCTGCTCTCCACGATTTCCTCTAGAGGGCGCAGAGTGAGCCGCAGTTTGAAGGCCTGGCGCCGCATTGCTATGCTGGGGAATCCGCGTTGATTGCCTCCTATAAAGGGGAGTTCGAGGCGGAGGCGCGACGGCGTTGCAGCGCGCCCAATGGAGGCAGCGCTGCCATCGTGCCAACCGGCGAGGGTGTTTTCCAGATAGGCGGAGTTGAGAGAGCCGCGGGCAATGCGACTGGCCCAGAGAGCATCACCGCTGGTTTCGAAAAGGAGGATCTTATCCTGATAGATTTGTATCTTGCTGAAGAGGAAGTAGGCTATGCCGTTCGTGTATCCATAGCGGAGACCTGTTGCAGTGTCGGTGATTGCCGTGGTAGGATTGAGGGCGGCTTCGGGGGGAGGAAACCAGGAGGGTAGATCTATCAAGAGAGTGGGGCGCACAAAGACGTCGCCGGCTGTCTCGAACTCGAACTCGCAACTGCGACCGAACTCGGCCCCGTTGAGTGGCGGGATTCGGCGGAGCTCGTGAATCACGGGCGGTGTTGGCTCATATCGCGCCTCGAAAGGATTCAGTGCCTTTTTGAGGTCGTTTTGAAAGAAGAAGGTGTCTTTATTCCCGCGCGCGAGGGACTCATATAGGGATCCCTCGGCGGTCCGACTTGTCCGGACAGTCATCATTCTGCCTAGGGCTCAGACGAATAAGAGCATTAAGTGGCGGGGCTTGACGAGCCTAAGGCGCCTGGGTGAGATTCAAGCTGGCTGCACGATCGGCGCGACGGGGAAGCACGAGCTCTCCGCGCCGACCATAGCGGGGGAACTCGATTTTGGCAGACGAGGCAATGCCGTCTTTGACCCACTGGGACATTCGCTTCTTTACCTCTTGATACCCTGGCTCCGTATCAGCAATGCCCACCTCGTTCAGCTTACGCAAGATAGTCAGCGTTTCACTCAAGCGATCCTCTTTCGGTTTCTCTGGAGCCGGTGGCATTCCTATCTTGATTGCGTGAAAGGGGGAGGTGAGGACCGTACGCATGCGCGGTTCAGACGATAAAGAGATGGTAGTCTCTCACAATAGTATGGGTGCAACCATTCTATTCTCGGAAGATGGCTGCTATGCAACGGACCCCGTGCATGTCTTGCAGCGCCTCTATGAATCCGCCCAGCCCGAGCTCATTCTTAATAGGGAGCCGGTCACACCAGCGGAGAAGGCCTATATGCTCTTGTTCGAGTCATTTCGTCCTGTTGTTCGCCTAGATGCTGCGGCCGTCACAGCAGCCGAGCCGTCCTCATATCCTCTAGAGAGGATTGCGCCTCCAGCTGCCTCTGGACTGCTCCCTCCAGTAACAGGCGAGTACATCCAAGGCCTCTGTGAAAAAACTATCTTGACACGGAAGCACTACGAGGATATTCGTGTTCATATCGAAACCGGTGACTCGCGGGACAAACTACACTTTATCGAAGACGGATTCCCTGCCGAGTTTCTTGCAGCCACACGATCCATCTTTGTCTATCCTGTTCGAGACAACATCGAGCCGGTCTTTAAAGAGAAGTGGCCAGCTCTGAAACTTGTCGTGATACATAGCGGAGATGATACTGTGCCTGCGGGCGTAGTTGCGGCATTCCTCGAGAGACATCCTGGCGCCCGTATATGGCAAGTGAATATGGCGGAGCGTCCTGGCCCACGAGCTAAACCGCTGCCTCTTCTTGAGCAGAATCGCTACTGGAGAGGGGGTTCTTCAAAGGAGGATGATCCGCCAGTGAGCTGTAGCCGTGAGAGGGACGAGTTCCGAAATGGCACTATCTTTTGTACGTGGCGCTGGGAGACGAATCCAATGCGCCGCGATCTCTTCTACAAAGTTGCAGATATGGCCTTCCGTGAGCCCGTGCCTACACCCATCACCCTCTACAGATATCTTGATAAGGAGGACTATGCGGAACTGCTGCCAAAAGCGGTGGCGGTCCTAGCGCCTCCTGGAAACGGCTACGATACACATAGATGCTGGGAGGCGCTCTATAAGGGCTCCTGGCCAATCATCTTTAATATTCAGCACACGCGAACTCTCTTGGACGAGTATCCAAGCCTCCCATGTCTTGTCATTGAAGGCGCGGACGATTTGCGGCGGCTGGCTGTGCCTCCGTGTCCTTCTCCCTTCCATCCATTGCTACTGCGTGAATACTGGAGGCTACAGTATGAAGGCGTCCTACTTGCAGCCACATCCCAGACTTCCACAGGAGTTGCAGAGTTGTGAGCCGTAGTGCACAATCTGACGCTGAACGTAATCCGGATAGTTAATCACGCAGCCCGTTATGGAACTGCAGGTACTATAGTTACAGGCGGGCTGTGTGCTGAGTTTAGTGATCCTATAGTTTGTGTATATGGCCTTTGCCTGGAGTTTGCGTATGGCATCACTGGCGTCCATTCTAGTGTGTGCTGTCAAACTTTGTAGGAGGGGGGGCGAGAGCCACCAAGCCAAAAATTGCCGCGCGCCTTGCTCATTACAGGAAGGCACGCGGAAATGCCAGGAGAGATCTGTAAAGGGATTCTAGTGCGAGATGGTCCTATTGGAGGGGCTGCATTCAACTTCATAGGGGCAGATGGAGCGACCAGCACAGAGCGATTCAATATTCCTATTCGTTGCAGGCAGCCTCCTGTGGAGGGTTCAGTCCTCTGCCCCAAATGTCAAAAGCGAAAAGAGGTAACAGCGCTGGCCAAGAAGACGCCGACCTCGATTGAGGGGGGGCGCACACAGTATTTAAATGGCGTTGTAGGAGAGCCCATTCCCTACTGGTCTCACGTGGTGGGGAGCACGTGGTATCTTGAGAAACTGGCTGCGGGCTTCCGCCTATCTGCAGAGGCGGAAGCGAAGATTCGGGCGGCACAAGAGCGTGTCTATAAAGGAGAGGCGCAGCCGCCACCACAACCCTATCCTGAGGAACCACGGGCACCACGCAGAGCCAAGAAGAAGGACGATCGCGTGCAGACAACGCTCGATCTAAGTGGCGGGACTGAAACGGCGCTAGCACCGCCACCTTCCTCTTTCGCTGCGGCGGCGGCGGGGCCGAGTCCGCCACAGCAAATAACAATGGCATTCTATGATTCGAAACGGGTGCCACTCGAAGTCGCGGACATCATTCGTGTGCCTGTGAGCAAGCACGTGATTGATGGTATGTCGGTAAGCGTCGATACTCAAAAGGGGAAGGTCTATGATCTCAAGGCGCGCTACTTGGGACGCTGGGACGCCGCGAAAAACAAGATTGTGGCTTACCCAGACTCTGATGCGGAGGCGTAGGCTTAGCGTTAATCCTCGAGTGGATACACGTTGTTCGTGCGCGCTTTTTGGGAGCGACCGGCCTCATTCACGAAGCAGACGGAAAAGATGTAGATAGAAGAGGGATTGAGATTCGTTATCACACAGGACGAGTCGTAAAATCCTGGAGTGGCATAGCCTATTCGCGGATCAGCAGGATCCTTACTGCGGCCGGCGATATAGTAATGTGGTCGTACTCCCTCATTTTTAAAGGGGCCGTCGCGCCACATCACCTGTATGGTGGTAGGGGTATTGCGCCAGGCCCACGCGGCGTCAGTATATCCGTCTGGAGCTGCAAAGGCATAGGCGGGGGGATACACTGCAGGAGGGGACCACGTGGCCCCGTCGTCATAGCTGGCCTGTACATATGCATTGTATGACATATATGTAGTAAGGCCGGTCACAGTGTAACTGAGTATGTTGGAGGGGAAGGTGAAGTTAAAGGGCACACCACTATCGGGTATCATCATAAGATTATAGTTCGTTGGCTGCACAGGGAGATTGACAGCAGGCAACCAGCTATATGTGAGGGCACCAGATCCGAAGACGGCTGGTGTCCCTAGGGCTATAGGAGGAGTAGAATCGCCCATTTATCACAGACGAGGAAAATAACTAGGCTCCCGTGATATATTTCGGCTTCGTTGCGGCAAAGTTGGAGATGACTTCATTGGAGGCAAGTGCGCGATTATAGATTGCAATCTCGCCGAGATCACCCACGAGTCGCGTGCCTTCGAGGGACCAATCAGCACCTATGTAGTAATCAAAGCCTGAAGAGGATGGGGTGAGTCCAGGATATGTATCCACCTGAATGAGTTGCATTGTGCTGACATTCGAGTGGTTCGCATACGTATTAAGTTCCTTGCTTGTATTGTCCCACGTGACGCACATTGATGTCCAGGCCTCATCTGTAAAGGGAATGGCTGCTCCATTGACAAAGGCGCCATCGTACCAGCCTCCGCGGACGGCCGTAGAGGAAGGAGCACCACCCCCAGCATAGAACGATGCGTACATATTGATATTGCTGGTGAGCTGTTCGGTGAGAATGGCAGCACGCCCCTGTTGGCCGCGGCGCTTGAACCAGAACATAACGCTCCAATCAGGCTGGTATATCATATTAGAGAAACTGTAGTACAGAGTACCATCGAAGCTGACAGCATTTCCTTGAGGTGTCTTGGCGGGAGTTCCTGCTGCCACGGAGGCCACGCGGGCATTCGAGGAGCGATCGGTCCAGCTGCCGGCGCCTGTATAGGTAGCGGCGTCAAAGTGGGCCAGGAGGCCAGTTGTATCAATAGGGAGTGAGCCCACGGTGCTAGTATAGCGGGGAGGAGAATAGCCGGCACACGTCACGGCCTGCACTGTAAAGGAGTATTGCGACGTTGGATTCAGTCCATCGATCACGAGATCTGTCTGAAGAAGCCCGTCGCCACTGAGTCTCAGCACCGGATCGCCGCCGTTGTTACTGATGGACGTGACGACATACCAGAAGATGGTGGCATCGGGAAGCACTGCGGGAGGTGTCCAAGCTACAAGTGCGCTGCTTACGCCGAGGCTTTGGGCAGTGACTGTAGAGGGGGGGGTTGTGGGCTGTGTGCCTGGCTGCCATGACAAAAAGGAGGCGGCGGGACTCCACGTGGCACCTCCGTCGTTCGTGGCCTCTAGAGTTGCATCATAGGTGAGCCCATTTGTGAGACCGGTCACGCGGTAGTAACGCTCAGTTGGCCCTGGATAGAGGGGGGCTGTATAAGAGAGTGTGAGGCGATACCCTGTTATAGGAGAACCGCCGTCCGATGCAGGTGGTTCCCAGGAGAACTCGAGTGTCTGCGGACTGGATCGTGGTTTTATGAGAATCTGGGGAGCGCTCGGCGCTGACATCTATCGCTGGCTACTAAATATTGCTAGAGGCAGGAGCTGGCGCAGCCGGCTCAGGCACCAGTGCCGGCCAAGAGACAGGGAACTTATCGACCAGGAGCTCGCGCACGGCGCTGGCATACTGCTGAATCTCCACCTGTGCTGTGGGATCGAGGCGCAGTGCGCAGAGTCGGGCATAGGCTGCAAGACTACCCGTTTCGATGAACTCCGTATACATTGACTGCGGCAGAACAGCGCGAGCCAGTTCAGGCGCCACCTTCTTTTCGAGGAGTTCCTCATAGGTCCTTATAGCCTCCTCCTGGAATCGCGCTATGGTCGCACGCACAGCCTCCTCCTCAGCAACAGGTGTGGGCTTGGACCCCTGCTTCTTATTGGCATCCCGCTCACGTAGAGCCCCCTCTATAGGAACAAAGCACTCTGGGCGCTCATCCACGTAGCGGCGACTCACCTCATTTCGGGCGAAGCCGACGACGTGGCGGAACCACTCGCGGGCGACAAAGATGGGCATCTTGATTCGGAAACGGGCCTGGGGGTGGAAGAACGGCGTAATATGATTATGCTCCGCGAGATACTTGACAAGTTTTCCATCGCGCGGGGCCATCTCTGTAACGGTCTTTGCGAAGGAGACGCGGGCGGCATTGACGACGGTGAGGTCATCGCCGAAGGTGTCCAGAAGTTCGACGAAGCCAATGCCATCAAGCAGGGGGATCTTCTTAGGACTGGAGGTAGCAGCGGCAGACACAGACGGCAGGGCAGGCACGGCGCAGTCGGCAAGGGACATTGTATCTTGGGAAGCATAAGGGGGCCAGGCTTAGGTACTGATAACGGTGCTATCATTTACTTCTTGTAAAGTCGCAGATTTAGGTAGAAGATGACTCGGACTCAGCGTGCTAAGCGTGGTCGCACTGGACCGACCAATGCCCAATTTTCCTATCACTCGGAACAGGTGCACTCGGTAGCCAAGAACGGGAAAGGAGTGACACGGCGCAACGTGGTGAGTATTCGAAACGGGCGCGGTAAAAAGGCGGTGGAGATCTATGATGCAAAGGGACGCCCACAGAGCCGAGTGACAAAACCTCTGAGCGCGTCAGAAGTGAGCCGCATTCGCAAGAACCAGTTCATCCCTGGCCTTTTCAAGGACTGCTGCTAGAAGGGGGTGCCAAAGGCACTCATTCGCACCTCTAAAAGGGGAGCGAATGAGCGTGATTGCTCGTAGGAGCGGACCCGACTATGCGCGTACCAACTGCACTGCGTGGTCGGCTACAACCCTCTCAAGGAAATACTGGCCGTTCCAATACATCAGGCTCGCGGGCACAAGAGCCAGCCACGACTCCGCCTCACTCGAGCACACATATGCAGCAGTAAGGACCGCGTGTCCCACACAGCCCGGAGATCGTATCCACACATTGAGCCAGCGATTCACTGCCTTTTCAGTAAGCCGATCAATGAAACCATTCCTCTGAAGGAACAGCAGCAGATAGTCAATGCCCCCAGGAAGCCCAGTGCTGAAAAAGAGGGAGAATCCGAGCAAGGGGGAGCGTGACACCCAGAGTCCAATAGGAATGGCCACGCCTATCATTAGACCGTGGTGCAACCAGTCGTCGAGCTGGAACTTGTGGCGATACACGAGAAAGTGATAGAGGTGCAGGGCCGCGACTACGAGGGCGGCCTTCGTATTCGCTGGGTAGTCGTCCAAGTGGTGGAAGTCGGCGAAAGTGGTATAGAGATCCCCCGCCGTGGAATAGACGATATAGGCATTGTGTGCGGCATGCACGGCGTAATAGGGTGATGCAACGCCCGCCGCCGTGAGGATGCGGTCTA